GGTTCGCAGCCGTCGATTATGACTGACGGCACAAGCAGTTCTGCGATTGGTGGCGCTATCAACTCGACGATGGGCCTGCCTACCGCAACGCTGGCGCCTAGCATTGTTGCCGGGCTGATCAAGTTCTACGAGCTGACCATCCTTGATGACGAGCGCGGCGACTACACTACGCTGCAATACGTTGCGCCTGATATTCTTATCACGCAGGGTAAGCGCAGCAACTTCTTTGTCAATCTTGAGCACCCGTATACGCTGATCCAGCCGAACCGAGTGCAGAATTATCTTTGGGGTGTAAGCGAGATTGCCCCGCTGATTAAGCTGCAAGCCCTTCTGCGCGAGCGGCTAATTGATATCCGCAAAATTATGGGAATGCAGTATGACAAGCTTCTGGCTTTCTTGGGCTTTTCTGGTATCACGGATGAAGCGTATGATCGCTTCCGAGAAAGCGGATTCATTTCTGAAGAGAGTCCGTCGGCTAAGATCGAAGACCTAACCCCAAGGCTTCCTGATGCCGCCTTCGCAGAGCTGAAAGAGATTCTTTCTTTCATGGACGATGTGGCAGGTTTTCAAAGCATTCTGTCTGGGCAAAGCGAACCGGGCGTGCGGTCTCAAACCCACGCTGCGACGTTGATGAAGACTGCTTCGCCGCGTTTGCGCGATCGAGCAATCCTTGTTGAACGGCAATGCTCTGAGCTTGGAAACAAGGCGTTCTCGCTGCTCTCCGCGAAGGAAGCAAAAGAGCATCTTACTCCTGACGGTGATGCTTTTCTGCTTTCGCAGTTGCCGGAAAACCTTCGCATCGCGGTGGACTCCCACTCGTCTTCTCCGATCTACGAAGAGGACCATAAGCAGCTCGCGATCATGCTTAAGCGGATGGATATTATCGATGGTGAAACCGTGCTGGATCTTGTTCATCTGCCGATGAGGGATCTGCTGAAGGCGCGGTATCGCAAGATGCAAAAGCAGAAGCAAGAAATGATTGCGAAGAATCCGCAGCTATTGACAAAAGGCCGCGGGAAGGGTATGGGTTAGCTGGTTGTCTTGGGAAGGGCACCAATCAAACTTATGGAGGGAAGTTCGCTTCCCTCCACTTTTTTGAGCGCGATTTACCGGAGCCATAACGGATTCCCAAGGTGTGGATGCAACGGGCAACTAAGTCTCCTTCGGGGGGCGGCGTAGAAGAACCCCAATGTCGGAGCCACCCCGCAGGTGGCGCTCGTGTAGGAGAATGCGCATGGCTCGCAAGACCCGCCGGATGGCGAAGCGTAAGTAATGATCCCTGCACCGCCGCAGATGCCTGGGACACCGACTCCGCCGATGGGGGCTCCCCCTGTTGGTGCGAATACGGCTCCGGGTCAGCCGCCTTTTGGTTCTTCCCCCGTTCAGATGCCGACGCCCGATCGCGGGCTACAAGCGGCCGCTCTGGCGCAGGTAAATGTGGCGGTGCAGATTCTTACGAGAGCCCTGCCGCTGATTGGCGCAAGTTCCCAAGCGGGAAAAGAGCTTATGCGCTCAATCCAGTCTCTTTCAAAGATTACGCCGCCGGGAACCTCGTCTCCTGGTATTGAACAGAATGCGCTTGTCGGCTTGATGCAGGCGCAGAAAGCAGACGCGCCTCAAGTGGCCGCGCTGCGTGCAATGGGTCAAGAGGGCGGTCCTCCGCCGATGGGAGCATAATATGAGCAAGGTTTTTAATTCTCCGGGCAAGTCGATCCCGAAGAATGATGGTGACAAGAACGTGATTCGCGTCGGGCTGGACAAGTCCGATCTGGGCGCACGCAAGAGCTTCCTGTCTGGTATCAAGGCGAAGTCGCCTGATTCCATGTCGATCCGCCACGTGAAGGGCTGACGAAGATGCCGTTGATCGAAGTTGAAGAGTCCGATTATCACACGGCTGCTGCTGCTAAGGCAGTGCTGGATCGTCTCGGTGGTAATCCGAAGACTCGCCGCAGGTTGCTGGAAGTGGTTAAGGAATTTAACCCTGACGCTTCGATCCCGGAACTCGACGCTGCGGCCCCGCTTGAAGCGAAGGTGAGTGCTGTCGAGCAGGCGCTGGATGAGCGCTTCTCGAAGCTTGAGCGCCAGCTTGCTGACCGCGATGCGACTGAATCGTTTTCGTCTTCGATTCAGAAGGAGCGCAAGAAGCTTCGCAAGGATGGCTGGGACGACGACTCCATCGGCAAGATTGAAAAGCTGATGGAAGAAGAGGGCTTCGTGAATTACGCAGCCGCTGCCGCCCTTTATGAGAAGTCTCTTCCGAAGGCTAAGCAGGATGAGACTCTCGGTGTAGATTTCACGAAGGATTGGGGCTTCCGTCCTCCTTCGGGAGAATCCGAGAATCCGGATTTGAAGCTTCTGTTCTCCGACCGCACGGGGAAGAGTTGGATGAACTCGCAGTTGCGGCAGTATCGCACTGAAAAGGCTGCGCAGAAGGCTGGTCAGTTTTAAGGTAACTACGGCGCAAGGTCCGTAGGAACCTATATTATAGGAGTTTTTGAATGCCTATCCTCGGAACAGGCGTCGTCCCGAGTGGCGACATTGCCAACGAGCTTTCGGCACTGACTCGGCGCGCCTTTATTCCGAAGGTCGTCGTTCAGTTCTACTACTCGACCCCGACTGCGATGCTGCTCATGGGCAACGCGCAGAAGGCGGCAGGCGGTCTGTCACAGATCACGCAGCCCGTGCAGGGCGCCTCGATGGTGCAGGGTGCATGGACCGGATACTCCGGCACGTTCACGAAGCCCAGCGTGATTCCCGGCGTGAAGAACGCTGAGTGGAATCTCGCATTCTACACCGTGCCGGTGCCGCTGGTCATGGGTGAAGCCCTGATCCAGTCCACTGAAGCGATCCTGCCCATTCTCGACGTTCGTATGAACGACGTGTATGCGGTGACGGCGCAGCAGGTGTCGAGCGCGATCTTCTCGAATAACTCCGCAAATAACCTGATGCCTCAGGGTTTTGTTGAGGCGTTCGATAACGGTGGGCGCGTTGCGAACTACGGCGGCATCTCCCGTATCGCGGCTGGCAATCAGTATTGGCAGGGCCAGTATTACGATGCCGGCGGCGCCAACATCCTGAACCGTGCGACTATCGCGCAGTATCTTATCCAGATCACGGATAATGCTGGCGGCGAAGCCCCGGACTTCGTGGTGATGAGCCCCAGCGATTTCGCTACGTTGAACACTTCGTTCATCGGCACTGAGGTTATGAACCTCGATCCGGGCAAGACCGGGGACATGGACACCGCTCTGCGGTCCAGCTTCCCGAACCTGGAGATCAACGGTATTCGGATTTACATGGATCACTGGTGCCCCAAGGGCACGATCTATGCGATCAACTCGAAGTATACCGCGCTGTATATGAGCGAAGATGCCGCTTGGGCATTCTCCGGCTTCTATTCGACCGTGCCGCAGCTTCAGATCGGGCAGGTTGGCGTGATGATCCTTGGCTATAATATCATCACCTCGAAGCCTTCCAGCGGTGCGATTATCACCAACTTTACTGGAGGTGCCTTCTAATGAGCATCATCGCAATCGGGGGTAGCGGCGTTAATCTGCCGCTCAATCCCTTCTCGCTTTCGTGGACGAGCCTGAACGGCACGAACACGATTGACCTGCCAGCGGCTTCGAGCTGGATTATTCCGGCTGGCACCTGGCTGATCACTCCCGGTCGTTATACGACGGTGCAGTATTACGATCCGCTCACGCTGATTTGGCGTGGAATCAGCAGCTGGAATCGTTACGTCTCGGTGAACTCCGATGGCGTGAACTTCCGTGTGGCGAACCAGACTGGCACCCCGCTCGGTGCGATTATCACGAACGCGGGCGCTGGTTATACTTCTGCCCCGGTCGTGACGGCTTCGGCTGGCGGTTCTACTTGGCAGGCGCTGATTAATAGCAGCACTACCGGGTTCAACATCTCGGACACCGTTACGGTGACGACGGCTGGTAGCGGTTACACGCTTCCGCCGATTGTGCTGATCAGCCCGCCGGCTCCTGGTGGCATTCCCGCCACGGCAGTTGCCACGCTGAGCACCGGCACGATCTCCAGCATCACCGTTACAAACAACGGCGCTGGTTATTTCTCGGCTCCGACGATTCGCCTCGTTCCGAACCCGCTCGATCCGAACTACTCGAACGGCGCTATTGTTACGGGTGCCGCGACTACGGCGCTCGGTGCTTCTAACACGGTGGCAGCTCTGCGGTGCACGTATAACGGCACAGCACTGACCGCACTTCCCACGCTGGCTTTTGCAGGCGGTGGCTTCACTACTACTGCCGCAGCTACCGTGGTCGGTTGCTTTACCGTGACTGGCTGCACGGTTGGCACCGTTGGCGTTGCGGTTCCTGGAACCGTTGCGCAGATTAATACTGTCGGTGGTTTTACGAGCACGGCTGGTGTTGCCTCGGGATACAAGAATCCTGCGATCAGCAATGACCTGTTCACTATCCGTCCAGGCAATATTTTTGCTACGGTTTCGGCTGGTGCGCTTAACGCTTCCGGCAGCATTATTGATGGTGGGCTGTTTCAGTCGGCGCCTACCGCAATGATTAACCATGCTGCTGCGGCGAGCGCAGGCCTTCCGACTACGGCTCCGGCCGCGACGTTTGCCATCGGCGGCGTCACGGATACGTTCGAGATTCAGGCCACCCTGTAATGGAAGGCGCTGCGTATGCAGTTGAGCGAATATCTCACCGCTACGCAGCGGCTTCTTTCGAACACCGCGAGTAATCTTTTCCCCCCTGGGGAACTCATTGATTATATCAATGAGGCAAGGAAGCAAGTTGCAGCCGATGGATATGCAATCCGTCGGCTGCTTTCTCTCGCAACGGTTTCCGGCACAAATACCTACGCGATAAGCAGCATCAACGTTGCGGGTATTACTGGCGCTGAAAGCGTTCTGATCGTCCGCAAGCTTGCGTATAACGGAAACACAGTTCCGCTGACGAACAAGCCTTGGGATTGGTTCTATAACTACTGCGCGATTAATCCGCAGTCAGGCAATCCTACCGTGTGGTCGCAGCTTTCGCAAGGCGCAGCCGGGACGCTGTATCTCTGGCCGACGCCCGCAAGCGTGCTGACTCTTGCACCAGATTGCGTTATTCTTCCTGCCGATCTTGTAAACGATACGAGCACGGATCTGCTCTCGTTTCCTTGGGATCGCCCGGTAAAGTATTACGCTGCGTATCTCGCCTACTTGTCGGCGCAGCGGCAAAGCGACGCGCAGCAGATGCTGGCTCTTTACACGCAGCGTCTTGAAGCTGCAAAGTCGCAGAGCACTTCGACTTCGCTTCCGCGGAATTTCCCGCTCTCTGGTGTTCCGTCGGCGCTGCCGACTTCTACACCTGGACCTTATATGGCGGGCAAAAATGCTTAATACCTACCTGCAAAAGACCCAGCTGCTTCTGAACGATCTCAACGAGACCAACTACAACGTTGGAGATCTTGTCTCGCATATTAACGATGCAAGAAAGCAGGTTGCGGGTGAAGCACAGTGCTGCCGCATCTTCGTCAATAACATTCCGACGGTTGTGAACCAAGAAGTCTACGAGTTCTCTACCGTTAATCTTTCGGCGCATCCTGGCGCTGGCGATATCTTAGCTGTTTTGAGCGTTGCGCTGCTTTGGGGCAACCTTCGGTATGTGATTCGGCGAGTAAGCTTTTCACAGTATCAAGCACGTATCCGCACGTATAACGGCTCGTTCACAGATGTGCCTACTTTTGGTGCCCAATTTGGGCAGGGCGTGCGGGGCAATTTCTACCTCTACCCAGTTCCAAGCGATATATACACGATGGAATGGGATTGCATTTGCCTTCCCTCTGACCTTGTGAACGACGCTTCGATTGAGCTTATTCCTGAACCATGGCTGATCGCCATTCCGTATTTTGCAGCAATGCGCGCAGCCGAAGGCGCTGAGTCTTTTGACAAGGCTCAATACTTTTCAAACCAATACATGCGCTTTATGAAGCGCAGCCGTTCGCAGTCGTCTCCTGGTTACACAAGCAACTGGTATGGCCGTGGCTGAGTTTTCTTCGCCTGGACAGCAGCAAGCGCCGTTAGGGCTTCCTGGTGGAACAACTTTTATTGAGTTTTCCACCTTCGGAACTCTAGCGCATAATAGCTCGAGGTTGTCGCTTAAGGACGAAGAACTTTGGTGGTGTGAGAATTATCTTCCCACTGGAAAGAACAAGCTGCGACCGTTGCCGGGAGTTGACGGGACGTATTACACCGTCACCGGCGGGCAGATCACGATTACGAATGCAGGCTCTGGCGGCACAGACGGCCAATACGCGCTGGCTATTGCGCCTCCTTCTGATCCATTAGTGCCTGGGCATGTTACTGCAACCGGATATTTTATCGTGCTTGGCGGCTCGGTTGCGGCGTTTTATATTACAAATGGCGGTGTTGGCTATTCAAGCAATCCAGCAGTAAGCTTTGCCGCTTGTACTGGCCTGACTGGTGCAACCGCAACGGCGGTTCCAGTTGCAGGCTCTTTTGCGGTTTCTATCGTCGCTCATTATAATTTTAATATTGAGTTTAATCTCTACCTTGTTGTTTTCTTTGCTGATGGTTCGGCAAACTTTTTGAAGTTAAACACTTCAAATGTTTTTGTCAGCGTTTATACTTCGGCTGCGGGCACATTTGTTACAAACGGCTACGGCTCATTGAACCCCATGGGACGACAGTGGGGTAATAAATATTTTGTGATTGTTGGAAATTCGTCTACTGGAAACGGTTATTGGATTTTTGACGGAACTCTGCTTTACGCGGCTGGAACTGTTTCGCCAATTATCACGATTACAAACGTAGGCAGCGGATACGTTACTCCAGTAATTACAGTTTCTGGTGGTTCGGGTGCTGGTGCGACTTTCACTGCAACAGTTGTTGGTGGGCAGATTGTTGGGATTACCTGCACTAATGCCGGCTCTGGATATGTTGTTGCTGATGCGACAACCCAAAATCTCACCATAACTGATAGCGCAGGTCCTGGGGCTGGTGCTCTTGCAACTATCGAGCTAATGCCTTTTGGTATTGTTGGATCTTCTGTCGAACTCTACGAGCAGCGCGTCTGGATTGTTTACCAGGATCTGTTAATCTTTTCTGCGCCGTCTAGTCCGGTAGATTTTAGATCTGCTAGTGGCGCTGGAACAGTTGAGTCTACCTCATCGAGCCTGCGCTTTTCGTATACGCAGTTGGTCGCGCAGGCAGGTTTTCTATATCTGATTGCAGATAGCTCGGTTTCGTATATTTCAGGTG